GCACCCACATAGATCTTTTTTGTACCCTACAAAAGACAGCTACATTCGTTCAGCAATTGAACGGGAACTTTTTCCGATCTAGGCAGTCTTAATAATATGTCGAATCGAATCGGCATCGTTGCGGGACCGAATGCCCGCTGTTATTTAACAGACAGACAGCGCGGTAGTTGGTCCCGTTTTTTTTGTACTCTACAAAACAGAGGTAATTAAAATGGAAAACTTACTATCACAAGATCAGATCGTGGCGAATTTTGCGTCAAACTTCTCGAAGCTAGTTGCAGATGCTCAAACAGTGGACGCGCAGATATTGGACCAATTCCGGGTCCTTATCGGCGTGGCAACACTGTCGAAGCTTCCAGCCAAGTTAAAGCAGATAGGCGCTATACCTCACTTCTCGAATGAGATACTTGATACATTCATTCAAGCCCTTAGAGAGAACCGAGGCGATAAGTCCGAGGAGTCATACCACGGGCAAAGAGTTAGCTACATTCGCGGGCTTTTCCACTCAATGGTGGAAGGTGAAAGGGCGATGGTTATTGAAGCAATCGACGGTAAGAAGTCATTACAGACGTCCTACAAGAAGCTTCAAAAGCTAAAGACTGAAGCGAATGGCAATGGCGGATCTGATCAGTCTGAGAACGCAACGCAGGGTAGTGAATCTGAGGAGGTTGAGACCTCGGAAGATAGCAAGTCTGAAATGATAAGCCTCACAATGCCCAAAGACTCTGATCCGCGCAGTATCGCTGAAAATCTCAAGGTACTGCTAGGTGAAGAGATCGCACTAGAAGTAGCCACGTGCATCATGGAATCAGAGATTTTTCCAAGTGTTGTAAATGGTTAAACCGAAACCCTCTGGCGGAAACGCTAGAGGGTTTTTTTTGTACCCTACAAAATCTGAAATGAGGGGAGAATGATGGGGATTGATTGGGATTTAGCTTTCGTAGTTATTGGGTTAGTGGGGTCTGTCTCACTATTGTTGGGTGTTTGTGTTGGTATTTGTGAGTGGATATTTGAGCGATGACGTGTGCGTGTGAACCGGAATACTGGAGGAAACTATTTCCAGAGGTGTCGTTTGGCGACAAATTGTGGATACGTTTCAAAGATGGGGAGGAGGTTGTGATCAAACACCTGTACTTTGATGACAGCGTTCTTGAGGAGATTAACTGGGATAATGTAAAGGAGTGTAGTGAAATTTAGTGGGGAACTTTTTTAGATCTTCCTTGTCTAAACAGTATGCTCGTTGAGAAACGCCATATTTTTTTTGTAGTATACAAAACTGGAGAACAGTGATGAGAATAGAATGTAAGACTTTTAATATGCTTGATCTCACAGAGAGTGAGTTATCATTTTTTGCGGAGTGTTTGTATCACGAAGCCGATAGTGACTTTGATAGTGACTACATGGCGCTCGCACGTAACAACTTTGAGAGAGCATTGCAGTTATTTCGTGTGCTTGCACATGAGTCTGAGTGGTACGCACTACGTGTAAAGCGGTGTGAGGAAAAGCTTGAAGAGATAAAAGCGAAGTCTGAGGAGAAGTAAATGTTTAAAAAATACAATCCGTTAATCAATGAGTATATGCAAACGGATCACTTGCACATGCGTGACGGGATCATTGCCGTTGTGATGACCATCAAGATGCCGCATTGGATGTGGCCCAAAATGATGGAGGATTACAGGCAGAATGGTGGGATATCACAGTATTTGTTTGGGTTCAAACGTGAAACGTACAAGTATCTACACAGGCATAGTGCAGAGTTGTATGACGACTTGATAAGATTGTGGAGAACACCCAAGAAGGAGTTGGGTGGCACAGTTCAATCTAAGGATGGGGAGATGATGTTGCGTCTTCTTGATGTGCCGGGACTCGGACTAGCCAAGGCGGGCTTTGTCATGCAGATGATGTTTGGGCGTGTGGGGTGTATGGATGTGCATAATGTAAGGAGATTGTACAAGGTAAATGTAGCGGATGTAACCCTCTCAAAGTCAGCGAAGCTAGAGACCAAGAAACAGAAGGTGATGAACTATGTCAGTCTGTTTACTGGGGCGCGAACAACTGAGAAGATCTGGGACTCATGGTGTGAACAAGTTATGTGGAACCAGTGTAATCGTGGGCGGTTCTCATCGGCTGATGAAGTATCGCGTCTGCATCTAACTGTACTAACAGGAGAGTAAAATGAGTGAAACAAACAAAGGTGTACTGGTTGATCCTTACACAAAAACAATCAGTAATGTGCAAGTCGGAGACTACAAAGATATCAAGAAACATTTGCAGTGTTCCGTGTTCTGTAGTGGCGGGCGAGACGAAGGTGGTGATGCCATCTACGTGAACGATGAAGGCCTGTATACTGAGACTGAGTTTTGGTATGCCCCAGAGATCTACCCGTATCCGTATGCAGGTCGAGTGTTGTTCCTTGGTATTGATGCAGGAGGGAACAGTGCTGACTCATTCTTGGACGCCGAAGATTTGGAGGACATAGATGCTAAGTTTATGTCGCGTGATGAAGTTAAGGTAATGGTGGATTTGTACTAATGAGTATATACACAGACGGAACAGAGTACACATGTACTCACTATTGGTGGGACGCAGAGGATAATGACTTTGAGTTGGTTGCAACATGGAAGTATGAGCGCAACTATCCCGATGCTCCAGACTATTGGCACTTGATTGATGTTGATCTGGACTACTATGCGGATACTTTACCGAATCACCTTGTTGAGTTGGTAAACGCGGGTTGTCAAGTTAGTGGGGACATATGGTGTGAGGTTGATCGTGAAGGTCCTAATTTAGAATCCCTGAAGGAGGTCGAGTACTCATGATTTGGTTCTCAACAGACTGCCTAGCAAACTGGGTTGAGTCGTTACCTGACGAATACAACTGCGTTGAAGATGAAGAAGGAATACGAGAAGCAACAGCGACACGGCTCCGTACTTATCAGGAGCATATTCAGTTTCTTGAGCAACGCATTGACTTAGCTGAGAATGTTATTGGTGAATTGTACTTGATGTTGAAGGAGGTTGATGGTATATGACGCACCGATTAAGGAGGAGCAGACAGCATGAAAGTTTTGATCGCTTGTGAGTACTCAGGAAAAGTGCGGGAAGCCTTCCGCGCCAAAGGCCATGACGCTTGGTCATGCGATCTGTTACCGGCAGACGACGGGTCACCTCACCACATACAAGGAGACGTGCTAGAAATTCTCAATGACGGATGGGATTTGCTAATCGGGCATCCCCCCTGCACGTACCTGTGCAACAGTGGTGTGTGTTGGCTACATACACGGCCTGAACGTTGGGAGCAGATGCGCGAGGGTGCGGAGTTTTTTAAGGCATTATGGGAGGCTGATATTCCAAAGATCGCCATTGAAAACCCAATCATGCATAAGTACGCCAAAGAGATTATTGGCGCGAACCAAACGCAATTGGTACAGCCATACCAGTTCGGCCACCCTGAATCTAAGGCCACGTGCTTATGGCTCAAAGGTCTCAATCCGCTAGTAGAGACTCATAACGTCAAAGAGGTTTGGAAGTCTCGACCCAAGAGAGAAGCACAACGGCTTCATATGTTACCGCCATCAGAAGAGCGGTGGAAACTGAGGTCAGAGACGTATCAAGGCATCGCTGACGCAATGGCGGATCAATGGGGCGATGAGAAGGTAACGGAAATGTGGTCTGCATAGAGGGGGCAGAAATTATGAGTGATTATCAACCATTATACGTGTTTTCGCGTATACCGAATGATGAGAAGGGCAAAGCGTTTGTCGATCAGATGCGGCAATATTTCAACCGTGGCAGGTACAAAATGAAAGTACGTGGGTCGGGGTTGATCGAGGGCGGGAGTTGGAAAGAGCACCGCTACGGAGCACCGCTCGACAAGTCAACGCATTTACGTGTGTATATTGAGGAAAAAACAGTATGAAACTATTTTTCTACAACTGGGCAGGTATTTTGTCTGTCAATTTATTATTACAGGTGTCGTATATTTTATCGGCAGAGTGGGAATTATTTTTACGAACAATATTGTAACAGGGAGTAAGATATGAGTGGACGTAAGAATCTTTGGACCGAAACGCAGATTGCTACGTTGCGTAAGATGCGCTGTCACGGCGCTACCATACGAGAGATTGCTGAAGAAGTAGGTAGAACTACTCATTCTGTATCTACGTTTATCAAGAATCATGCTCACAAGTATGGTATTGAAGTTGCGTCACGGACTCTGCATAACGGAGACTTTGACAAAGAGTGGCATGGTGTGATACCCTGTGGGCATTGGATGATAACCAAAGCATGGGGTAAAAAATGCGATGTCAAGCCTGCGACAAGTTGTTAAATGATTTTGAATCTACAAGGAAATCAACAACTTATGACGACTATTTAGATTTGTGTAATGAATGTTACTCATACATTAGAGACGATGTGAAAGCAATCGAGCGATATGATTTAATGTCGATTGAAGACAGAGTTGACAGTGAGAAAAATTCGTGATACAATGTCACTATATAGTTTCTAAGAGAGGATTATTATTATTATGTATAATATACCTACAGAGATGACTCTTGAGGAGTTCAACAGTGCCATGACTGAGGCCAATGAGCACTTCTTATTGACTGATGTTGTGAATTTAATTTACCGTCACGGTCTGCATAAGTTCTTGTTGAGCCTCGCGGATCATTGTGAAGATGGACTGAGCACGTATGCGTTGGCTGAACTTGCAAAGATCTACAAGGAGAATGAACTTGACTTTTGTAAAGACGCACCAACCATGCAATGACTGTGGTTCTAGCGATGGGCTTGCTATCAATGATGATGGATGGACGCACTGCTTTGTCTGTGACGTACGTACAGCCCCTCAGAGAGACGATCTACCATTAACCAATACGGAGGTACAGGTGGAAGCAAAAGTATTGTCAGTTACCCCTGAAAATTACAGGACTATTATTGACCGTGGTATCAACAGTGAGACCGCACGAACGTACAAGTGTGCCAAGTCTGGAGACAAGTATCACTTTCAATACACCAATGAATCCGGCGATATAATTGCGGAGAAGGTGCGTACACCTGATAAGCATTTTTCCATTGCAGGAGATTGGACAAGCGCTGGGCTGTATGGTCAGCATTTGTTCTCCAAAGGCGGGAAGTATGTGACGATTGTGGAGGGTGAGTTTGATGCGATGGCGGCATACCAGATGCTTGGGTCTAAATACCCAGTAGTGTCTATCCGCAACGGGGCATCTTCGGCGGTCAAGGATGTGCAAAAGCATTATGAGTGGCTCGATTCGTTTGACAACATTGTCATATGTTTCGATGCAGATGAAGCAGGACAGAAAGCATCATCGCAAGTGGCTGAGTTATTCGGGGCCAAGGCCAAGGTGTTTCGACACGCCCAAGGTATGAAGGATGCTTGTGACTATCTGGTGACTAAGCATAACAAGGAGTTTACGGATAAGTGGTGGTCTTCTGAGCAACATGTACCGGATGGTATTGTAGTCGGTAGTAGTCTGTATGACGATGTCATGAAACCTCTTGCACCGGCTGACTGCGAGTACCCCTTTACAGGTGTAAATGAGTTGACGTACGGGATACGCAAAGGAGAACTGGTAACGATTACCGCAGGTTCAGGACTAGGGAAGTCTCAATTCGTTCGGGAGATTGTGTGGCACATCCTGAATAAGACAGAAGATAACATGGGTCTAATGTTTTTAGAGGAGTCTATTCGCAAAACTGGACTGTCGCTCATGTCACTGGCGGCGAATCAGCCCTTACACTTACCGGATACTACCGCAACTGTGGAGGAGAAGAAAGATGCGTTTGACAGGACACTGGGAACTGATCGTATGTATTTGTTTGATCACTTTGGGAGCACTTCTGTTGACAATATCGTTAATAGAGTACGCTACCTTGCCAAAGGATTGGGCTGTAGTTATATTTTTCTGGATCACATTAGCATCGTGGTATCTGCTCAAGCCAGCGGGGATGAGAGAAAAGCAATAGATGAAATCATGACTAGACTTCGTATGCTTGTGCAGGAGACCGGCGTTGCTTTGATTGTGGTCTCTCATCTCAAGCGCCCTGACTCCAAGGGCCATGAAGAGGGTGCGGCGACCTCTTTGGCACAACTACGTGGCTCTGGATCTATCGCCCAGCTATCTGATATGGTGATCGGACTTGAGAGAAACGGTCAGGCAGAGGATACGACAGAACGCAACACTACACGAGTGCGTGTGCTGAAGAACCGATTCAGTGGGACTACTGGGCCTGCTTGTGCCTTGCTATATTCGCACAGCACTGGTAGGATGAATGAAATAGATGATGAGGATATCTAAGTGATTAAACGCATACATGTTAATCAGCACAACATCCGCGCAAATGCAAAAGGTGCTGACTTGCCTATCTTTACGGTCAAGACTTATAAAGAGAACCGCAAAGGTAACAGGGTTGTCATTCAAGGAGACTCTGAGTTAGTCTATAGTCCTGACAAGCCTCTATCTTGTGGTGCGAAAGTGTGGATTGAAACAGAAGCGGAGGTAGTAATTGAATGAAGGTATTGGTTCTCGACATTGAGACCAATCTAACGCACGATAATATTTGGTGCTGTGTTGCGAACGGTGATGTGTACACGGATGCTACTGGTCTGCAAGACCTGATCAATTCGCATGACATCATTGTCGGGCACAATATCATTGGGTTTGACGGGCCAGTGTTGTCTCGGGTTTGGGGAGTCAAGATTCCCCTCTCCAAAGTTCGTGACACTCTGGTCATGTCAAGGTTAGCAAACCCTCAGATTGAGGGAGGACACAGCCTACGTGCGTGGGGTGAACGTCTTGGTGATTTTAAAGATGACTTCACAGATTTTGACGGGGGTCTAACTCAAGAGATGATTGACTACTGCAAGCAGGATGTCCATGTCACAACACTGCTTTACAATCGACTAAAGCGAGAGCTTGATTTAATTGTCGGGTGTGCTGTGGAACTTGAGCATCAGATTGCATTCATAATGAAGAGACAGGAAGACAATGGGTTTAAACTTAATATGCCAGAGGCTATCTCTCTATTGGCTCAACTTAAAGATCGAATGTCTTTTATTACTGACCACTTGCAAAATATATTTCCTCCGATTGTGGAAGAGCGTTGGTCTGAAAAAACAGGCAAGAGACTCAAAGATCGGGTTACCGTATTCAATGTGGGTTCAAGGCAACAGATCGCGCAAAGGCTTCAAAACCTTGGTGTCAAGTTTACTAAGAAGACTGAGAAAGGCAGTATCATAGTTGATGAGGGAACACTGAAGGACATTGATTTACCTGAAGCACAACTGATCTCTGAGTACCTGATGATACAGAAACGTGTAGGCTTATTAGACTCTTGGATTGATAACATCAAAGATGATGAGCGTGTACACGGTAGAGTAATTACCAACGGTGCTGTGACCGGACGAATGACACACCAGAAACCAAATATGGGACAGATTCCTAGTGTTAACAGTGAGTATGGCGCTGAGTGTAGACGGCTGTGGACTGTTGATGATGGTAATGTACTGGTAGGTAGTGATCTATCAGGCATCGAACTACGGTGTCTTGCACATTACATGCAAGATAAAGAGTGGACAGAAGAGTTGTTGAATGGAGACATTCACCATAAGAACGCGATTGCGGCGGGGATTACCAGACCACAGGCCAAGACTCTTATCTACGCCACGCTTTATGGCGCAGGACCAAGCAAGATTGGTGCTATTGTGGATGGGACGGCTAAGGATGGACAAAAGATACTTGACCGCTTCTATCAGGGAACCCCTGCGCTTTCTCGACTCATGTCAAAGGTTAAAACGATGGCGAGCAAAGGGTACGTACGCGGCTTAGACGGTAGACGGATTATCGTTAGGTCAGAACATGCCGCCCTCAATTCACTATTGCAAGGATGTGGGGCTATTATTGCAAAGCAATGGTGTATTGAAGCCCACAAGACTCTCAAGAAGCAACGGGTTCCTGTCAAGCAAGTTGCGTTTGTGCATGACGAAATCCAGATTGAAACAAAGGAGGAATATGGTCAACAGGTTGCGCTCTGCATGGTTGCCTCCGCTGTCAAGGCGGGGATTACCTTGGGCTTTCGTTGCCCAGTAGACGCAGAAAGTAAAATTGGTTACAATTGGTTTGACACACATTGATTAGTGTGTTATAATATTAGTTCATTCACTTCCCACAGGAGAAAAGTATGAGTGAAGTATTTAAGTTCCAAGACATAGAGCTATTCTGGCCTAGTCTTTATGAAGTCAATCCGACTTCTAATAAGTACCAAGTTGACTTGGTAAATCTCAGCCCCAAACAGGTTGACAAGCTTGAAAGTCTTGGCATTGAAGTCAAGTCCAAAGATGATGAGCGTGGCTTTTTTGTTACGTGTAAGTCTAAATATGAGATCGTACCTTACGACTCCAACGGGGACGCTTTAGAGCGCAACATCAAAGTGGGCAACGGCTCTCGCGCTAGTGTGATGGTTAAGCCATACGCATGGAAAGGCCCAACAGGTAACAAGGGCGTTTCTCTTGGTGTGTCCAAGCTTGTAGTCACAGACCTGAAGAAGTACGTTCAGGAAGAGTCTGATGAGGACGTTGAAATCCTGTGATTGGATTAATTGATGGCGACATTCTTTGCTATCGCATTGGGTTTGCAACGAATGAAGAGTCTGAGAGCGTGGCTATCCGCACGATGGCCGCATTCTTAGAAGATATGCTGATGTTTGATATTGAGTGCAATGATTGGAAAACATACCTAACAGGCTCGACAAACTATCGGAATAACTACGCCATCACTGCGTCATACAAAGGAACTAGAACAGGAGAAAAACCAACGCACCACGCTTTATTGCGCGAGTACTTACTCACTGGATGGAATGGTGTGATAACTGAAGGGAATGAAGCTGATGACGCTATTGCTATTGCTTGTACTGAGTACGGTGACGATAGCGTTATCATTTCCTTAGATAAAGATTTTGATCAGGTGCAAGGGTGGCACTATAATTTTGTTAAGAAGGAGAAGTATTACATAACACCCGAAGAGGGATTGCTTAATTTTTATTGTCAGTTCTTAACTGGAGATAGAATTGATAACATTATTGGTGTAAGAGGTATCGGCCCTGTTAAAGCAAACAAACTTTTAGAGGGTAAAACAGAACAGGAGATGTTCGATATCTGCGTTGAAGAGTTAGGTAGTCGTGATCGTGCAATTGAAAATGGTATTCTTTTGTACCTACAAAGAAAACAAAATGAGATATGGAGTCCTCCAGATGAAAGCCCAATCAGCTAAAGCTAAGGGAAGAAAGTTACAACAATGGACTCGTGATCTCGTATTACAGACGTATACTCACTTGGAGGAAGACGATGTCAGAAGTACCAGTATGGGTGTCAGTGGCAGTGATCTGCAACTTAGTCCTTTGGCTCGTAAGTCTTTCGCGTATGATGTTGAATGCAAGTCGCTTGCGAGAGTTGGAGTCTATCGTTATGTTGACCAGTGCAACAATCGAGGCGATGCACAGCCGCTTGTCATTGTTAAAGAAAACAGAAGAAGACCTCTCGCAGTCGTAGACGCAGAGCACTTCTTTGAACTGTTAAGGAATCAGAAATGAAACACATGGTCATACCTGATACGCAAGTCAAGCCGGGAAACTCGACTGAGCATTTGCGTTGGGCAGGAGAATATGCCGTTGAAAAGAAGCCTGATGTGATTGTTCACATTGGAGATCATTTTGATATGCCTTCTTTATCTACCTATGACGTAGGAAAAAAATCATTTGAGGGAAGACGATATATCAATGATATCAATGCGGGCATTGAAGCAATGCGTGTATTCTTAGAGCCTATCGAAAAAGAACGCAAACGATTACAACGAAATCGTCACAAGCAATGGAATCCTCGCATGGTGTTCACTCTGGGTAATCATGAGTACCGTATTGCTAGAGCTATCAATGCTGATCCAAAGCTTGAGGGCTTGATGTCGTTTGATGATTTACATTTAACTGAAATGGGATGGGAGGTCTATGATTTTTTACAGCCCGTGGTTATTGATGGTGTATGTTATAGTCATTACTTTGTTAGTGGTGTCATGGGAAGACCAGTAAGCTCTTCTAACGCACTGATTAATAAACAACATATGTCATGTATTATGGGCCACGTACAGGATCGCTCGATCAGCTACGCAAGACGTGCAGACGGTAAGAGAATTACAGGACTGTTTGCCGGTATCTTTTATCAACACAATGAGGAGTATTTAAACCCACAAACTAATGGATCATGGTCTGGTATTTGGATGCTTCATGAGGTCATGGACGGTACATTCGATGAGATGCCCGTATCTATCAACTACTTGAGGAATCGCTATGCCTGATTTGTCAGAGATTGCAGAAGCCTATGCCGCAGAAATTGCAAGAGACCATCAAGTTGGAGGCAATCATTATCAAAAATCAATACAACCTTGGGACTATATGGAAGTTGTTTTAACAGAAGAACAGTTCAAAGGATACTTAATTGGTAATGTAATCAAATACATATCACGGTTTCAAGACAAAGGAGGTATTGTTGACCTTGAAAAATGTTCACATTATCTTGACAAACTCAAAGAAGTGTGGTAAAATAAATGTTTACGCTTGAAGATATTAAAGATAAGCTCAAGCAGTTAGATGAGGTAACTCTAATGGAAGTGTTAGAGATTACCTCAGATGACTTGGTAGAACGGTTCGTAGATAAAATCGAACAAAAAGAAGAGACACTGGAGAATGATTTAGATGACTCAACACCTTGGGATAACGATTGATTATGAAAGAGACAGTCGCCTCAGTGATCAAGCACATACGCTCATGCGTGATTACTATATGTATGAACATGAAACTTCTCCTCAAGAAGCTTTTGCTCGTGCTAGTGTGGCCTATTGCGCGGATGATCTCAACCTTGCACAGCGTATTTATGATTATGCTTCAAAAGGTTGGTTTATGTTTGCGTCACCTGTGTTGTCAAACGCACCTGACAATGCACGAAACAATAGGGGCTTGCCTATTAGTTGTTTCCTTACTTACGTGGGGGACAATCTTGATAGTCTTATTGAACATAATGGAGAAATAGCATGGCTTTCCGTAAAGGGCGGCGGTGTGGGTGGTCACTGGGGGGACGTGAGAGGTATCAGCGACAAGGCTCCCGGCCCGATACCGTTCATGAAAGTAGTGGACAGTCAGATGACTGCTTACAAACAAGGAAAGACACGGAAGGGAAGCTACGCCGCATACCTAGACGTAAGTCATCCTGATATTGAGGAGTTTATCTCCTTCAAAGTACCCACTGGCGGTGATATTAATCGCAAGTGTTTTAATCTTTTTAATGCAGTGAATATCACTGATGCTTTTATGGAGGCAGTAATTAATGATACCGAATGGCAACTTACAGACCCACATACAGGAGTTACAAGAGATACAGTCCAAGCTCGTGCGCTGTGGCAACGAATCCTTGAAGCTAGGTTCAGAACTGGCAGTCCTTACATTAACTTTATCGACACAGCCAGAAAACACTTACCGGAAGCTCAGAGAAAACTTGGATTGTCAATTAATGGCAGTAACCTCTGCAATGAAATCCATCTCGCAACAAGTAAAGAACGCACAGCAGTCTGTTGCCTCTCCTCCGTCAACCTCGAAAAGTACGATGAGTGGAGAGCAAGCGGAATGGTTGGAGACCTTATCCGATTCTTGGACAACGTCATTCAATACTTTATTGACAACGCACCAGAAGAACTGGGAAAAGCTGTCTACTCAGCTTACAGAGAACGCTCAGTCGGCCTTGGAGCAATGGGCTTCCACGGCTACCTCCAAAGTAAAAATATAGCATGGGAATCATGGCAGGCCGCAAGTGAAAACTACAAACTCTTTCAAGATATTAAACAACAGTCTGCGTACTCAACATACCAACTCGCTGTGGAACGTGGCGAATGCCCTGATGGAGTGGGTACTGGTGTTAGGAATATGCATCTCTTGGCTGTTGCTCCTAACGCTAACAGCAGTATCTTATGTGGGTGCAGTCCTAGCATTGAACCACGCATTAGTAACTGCTATGTTCATCGCACTCGTGCCGGTAGTCATACTGTGCGTAATCCGTATCTGGAGGGAGTCTTAGAATTTTATGGTAAAAATACCAAGAAAGTATGGTCATCTATCATTGAAAGTGAAGGCTCAGTTCAGCATTTGGAATTTCTCAGCGACTCAGAAAAAGACACATTTAAGACAGCGTTTGAACTGGATCAGACGTGGGTTATTGAACATGCGGCCAAGCGACAGGAGTTTATCTGCCAAGGCCAAAGCGTCAACGTATTCTTCCCGTCTGGGACTAACAAGGCTTTTGTCAACCAAGTCCACCTTCAAGCGTGGAAGCAGGGTCTCAAGGGGTTATACTATCTCCGCACTACAGCAGGGGTTACTGCTGAGAAGGTTGGGACTAAAGTGGGAAGGGACGCACTAAAAGACTTTGTAGATGAGGAGGTGTGTGTATCATGTCAGGGTTAAAGAATTTATTACAGAGATTAGAGTTATTAAAAGATGTTGACCCTTTTAACAAGCAACTTTTAAATGACTGTTATGACAGTCTAAACGAATTAATAGAGAGAAATAAACTACTGGAGAAACAATTGTATGAGCTTGCTGGAACAGAACAAAAGCTATAAACCATTTAGTTATCCTTGGGCTGTGTCGTATGCCACAGAGCATGAACGCATCCACTGGATAGAAGATGAACTGGAGTTACAAACAGATGTATCGCATTGGAAATCTGGTAAACTATCAACGCAAGAAAAAAATCATATCACCCAAATCCTGCGGCTATTTACGCAGACAGACGTGGCGGTTGGAACAAACTATCTTGAGTATTACATACCCAAGTTTAAGAACAATGAGATTAGAGCCATGCTCACAGCCTTTGCTTCTCGTGAGTTCATACACCAACGAGCATACGCCTTACTCAATGACACTCTCGGATTACCTGAAGAGGAATTCACAGCGTTTTTAGAATATCAACAGATGGCAGACAAAGTAGAATTTATGGGGGACATAGATGTACATTCCTTGTCAGGAACAGGTCTGGCTATTGCACGATCTGTACTCAATGAAGGGATGTCATTGTTCAGTGCATTCGCCATGTTACTCAACTACCAACGCTTCGGCAAGATGCCGGGAATGTGTACAGTTGTGGAGTGGTCAGTCAGGGACGAGTCGCAACATGCAGAGGGTATGGCAAAACTCTTTAGAGAATTTTGTGAAGAGCATCCAAGGATCGTAAATGATGAATTCAAGAAAGATATATACGAAATGTTTAGACAAGCTGTCAAACTTGAAGACAAGGTTATTGATCTTGCATACGAGATGGGAGCTTTGGAAGGACTCACTGCGGGAGAAGTTAAACAGTATATACGTTACCTTGCAGATAGAAGGCTTATCCAACTGGGTCTCAAGCCGAATTGGAAAGTTAAAGACAATCCTATCCCGTGGATGGAAGAGTTGATTGGAGGGTCTAGCATCAGTAACTTTTTTGAGAAGCGTGTTACAGATTATAATGCTCAAGGTATGACAGGAACATGGGGGTGGTAATGTTTAGAGTTTATGAAGTTTATTGTGGTGACCGTTTTATTGGCAACTACAAAGATAGTTCAGCAGACGGTGCTATTAAACAAGCATACATGAAAAGCGGAAGCGCATCTAAGTACACAGGTAATGCTCAACATATGTATAAAGCTAAAGAGATTGGCAAGCTATGCGGTTGTGGAGACGAACAATGAGCGTATCAATTAAGTTTTGGCATGTGTTTGGTTTATCGTGGGAGTCTGTTGAAAGCCAACCAGTGTTTGGCCATCAGCGAGGAGAGACAGCAGATAACGCTTGCATATATTTCTTTGATGGATACATTTTTAATATACCGTTCTTTAAAATTATGATAGGAGAAGTATACGGTCTCCTAGAAGACTGAACCACCCTCCAGTGGATTGCCCTCTTCGGAGGGCTTTTTTAATCCAACCGTTCGTTGTATCGTTCAGTGCCTCCACCGAACCAAGCATACAACAGAGGGCCAACAATAGGTATAGATCGAGTATACTCAAACGGTTCTATATCCGTATCTTCCTTAAACGAATCTGAGCCTAAACGTAAAGCATCATCAATAAGAGGAGTTGCAGGTATTAACAAGTTGACCAAGCCTTCTTTAACTTGACCATTTTGGAAGTAACGCTCTGTAAGGTACTGGTTTAAACCAAAGACACTGAGTAAACTCCACATAGCTTTATCAGGTAAAGCATCTACATTAATATCTCTTCCATAGATCATATCACGAGTAACCTGCACACCTGTATTCGCAACCGTTAAGTACCCTGCAAGCATTGTCATATTTCGAGCGGCAGTTGCTTTATTACCTTTTTGCCATTCCTGATAAATATTTCTTCTAACAATATCATACTGTTTCAAAGTAAACGATTTAAGCATATACAATAAACGTCCGCCATTATTTTCTAGATAACCTTGTGGCATCTCGCTTAATGAAATAGGTTGGAAGTCTGATAACTCATGGAAGGCAAGTAGCTTTACATTGTCGCTCTTGGCTCCGGTTCGTAGATCATCCAACAAAGAATCAAAGTCATCACCATATACATTCTTATACTTCTTCACCAGTTCTGTTTCAGTTTTCGATACAACTTTAGGATTAGTACTTGTTAATCCTTTTGAAAACTTACGCAGTGATGCGTTGATTGTTGTTTCTTTAGCTAATTGGTCTAGCGCCCTAAATCCAGAGTACTGAAATAATTTTTGTAGTATTGCAGAAGATTTACGTGGGTCTAGCATAGCCGCTTGGGCTTGGTCAATACCAATATCAAGGATCTGCATATTCTTTGTACCAAACAAAGACGCTAACGTATTACGCAGTCCATTAAATGTAGCAGACTGTGCAAGGTCTCCAAGCTGAATCAAGGCTGTCAACGGGTTAGCAATTGTTCCTGAGTAGCCCAAGTCTCTTATAACACTAGCGGCTTTATTGAGAGGCATCTCTCCGCCAACAAACCGTGCTTGCAAAAGATCTTTTAGCTCTCCTTGTCTATCAGGGTTAATATTCCCTTTACGAATTTCATCTGCAATAAATTTTTGAATACTTTGATCAACGTCAAGATCTCCGGTAGCGTCAAGCACTGCGTTTTCTTTATTAGTTCTTCCAAACAAACTACGCTTTTCAATATCATGCAGCGATCTTCGTATATACATCTGCAAGGCTTCTTCAGGAGGAGCGTAATACTGCATTATCTGATTGGCTGTTACCGTTTCTATCTTTCTAGGTTTTAAGAGTTTCCCGTTAGATAAATTAATAGGCTCATTGCGTAAAACTTTTTCAATAATACGATTAACCTGATCATCACCAAGCTTTGTATAAATTTCTTCATTACTCATTTGACTGACATTAATTGTCTTTGCATCTTTAAATTTAATCTTTGCAAAATCTCTAATCGCTTTGTCAATAACTCCTTGCGTTTTTTGACCAAATGAGTTACGCAATCCTTTCAGATCGTTAACTAAACGCGGAAAGTAATCTGTACCTAAGTCTACATTTTTATACCCAACACGCTCTAACTCTGAGCCGATCCCTCTGATAACCCCAATGGTTGTATCGAACTCTTTGAGTAACTCTGGTGCTTGAGTTTTCATAATACCTCGAGCGGCTTTAAAGTTACCATTAAAGAGAGCACGGGATAATGGTTTTTTAACAGAGTCAGTTAACCCTTGTAATGCCCTGTTAAAATTATCGACCTCTCCCAAGGATTCAGCAGTACGGGCATGGGTTTTGTATTCAAATTTTCTGACTGCCCCAAATACAGGCTCAGATATATTTTTAATTCGTGTAGATAAAGCGCCCAAATATTTGTCAAGACTTGGGTATATTAACCGCCCAACAGCGCCGTCTGTTTTAATCATTTCAGTTAACTGAAGTTCAGCGGCTTCGGGGGTTTTAGCCACCTGTGTTTTAGTACCGGATCGTCTTACAGCTACCGCAAACTCTTCACGAGTAACGCCTACCTCTTCAAGAGCCTCATCAAATGCTCCTTTTCTGCTTGCACCGTCTTTTTGTTTTTGCAAGATAGTAGCTTGGACTTTCTTAACTACTTGTTCAGAGCCAGTACGAGCCATTTTATCAAGCCCTTTACTTAGCCCACGTCCTAGTGCAACTACTCCTGCTCCGGCCCCTGCACCTACAACTGTAGACGGTAAAGCTTCTACAACATCTACTTCGCCGGTTTTTGCAAGCTGTTCAGACGCAGAATATCCAAAGCCTAGACCGGCTCCAATACCTGCCGCGCTTTTGATAGTTCTGCCAATTGGTAAAATCGTAGTAGGAGTTGTTATAGCTTTAACGACAGCACCGGCTCCTGACGAAACTGAATCATCAGGCATAAAGTACTCACCGTACTCTTCTAGTAAAGCACGTTCGCGCTGTCTAGCTTGTAACTCTCTGCGTTGTGCCGGAGTAGATTGCATGTACTCTTCGCCAAATCGTTCTTCCGCAGAGATATAACCGTCAGTAAAATTAAACTCCCCAAGAGGAATGTATTGGTCTAACCATGCGGCCAAGTTTGTAACGTCATTACCTGCTTCATCAAACCCATACATAAATTGTTTAGCGGCAGAGTCTGAGCCGGTGCGGATAATTTCGTTATCGTCGGTAAAGATATCATTGGGTTTAACATTATTTTGCTGTAGATAAGGGCTACTTGCAATATCAGATTCAGTAATACGTTTACCAGTTTTACGAGTATCGCCTTTATCAGAGTGAACACGGGTAATCTCACCGTCTTCAAACTTATCTCCGGGCATTACACCATTTTCCCAAAGATATCGACTGTTTTTAATATCTTCAAGAGTGATAAGTGTTGACATTAATTACTCCTAATAGTTGCACCTGCATAGGGATCACTTTGAGGCTGTTGAGCCTCTTGCGTTTGGTCTGGGCGTTCTCCTTGAAGTGCGCGATCAAGCGCTTCTTCTATACCAACCCCATCTTGTCGTCTAATTTGCTCTGCGCGATTAAATAATTGTAAGCGTCCTGCGTCTGAGTTAAGATCCGAAATACCTGTTTGACTTTGAATTTGTATTTCTTGATCTGTATCGCTCACGTCAAGTCCAAAGAGTGTGCCAAGATCAACACGGTTTTCAAATAAAGTATTATAGGTTTTATAGTCTTGACTCTTTTTATTAATTATGTTTGGAACCGTTGGTTTGCGCTCTGTATCAGGCTTGCCTTGGGTTAACTTTGGAGACCGTATCCATCCGCTTGGAGTATATTGTAAGAATGATTTACTTGTTTTATCATACGCGCCCAACACAGGTGTACCATCTTCAGTCGTATAGTTTCCAATTTCAATCAAATCTAACTCAGGATTTTGTGTGTCAATCCACGCTTTTATTGAGGCATCAGGTGTAATAAGTCCTTTTTCTGTAAGAGTTGCCCACTCATTGAGTCCTTTTTCTTTTAAAAATTTAACTGCATCCGTTTTTACTTGTTTTTCTCTGTCTTTACGTTCTGTCTGATCTGTCAATTTATTTTGAGCAATTTGTAATTCAAGATCTTTAATTTCTTTTGCTAATTGGTTTGCGGCTTTTATGTCGGGACGATCTTCCTCTGCCGCGGCAAGCTCAAACTTTGAAGCTTTTGCTTGTGTAGTGCGGAGATCCAAGGTGATGTCATCTATTTTTCTTTGACGAACCTCTCCTTCAACTTGTGATGCACGATCAAGAATCATAAGCGCACGATCAGGAGCAAAGGTAGAAACCGTCCTAGCAACTTCACGTAAAGCTTCTGGATCACTAACATCTACGCCTTGTAATGCTTCTTGCATCCGCATAGCTTGCGTTTCTTCGGTAGATGGCCCTGAAAATAACCGTCCTATTGCACTTCCAATAGCTTGACCAGTTTGCTGATACGGATCACGAATAGACTGTAATAGCTGTGCTTCTTCTCTAGCTTGTCGTTCACGAATTTGTTCTGGAGTAGCTCCAAACAGCGATAATACTTGTGTTCTAGTTGCCATTAACTAATCCCTCCTAATCCAGAATTAGGAAAATACGTTCCGGTCATGGCTCGATTGCCTCCACCGCCGCCACCAAACAGCTTTAGGACATCGTCAAGACCTGATCTAAAACCACCAGAAAATAAACCACCGCCATAACTACTAGTACGTCCTGCACCTGACAACAACCCGCCATATAATCCCATACGATTTGCTTGGTTTTGTGACTGTGCTTGAATTGCAGACGCATATGGATTTAATGCTAAATTGCCTGCTCCATACGCGGCGGCGGCTCTAGCAGTTTCAGCATCTAAACCTTGTGCCATTAATGCACGTTCTGCTTCACCAATAGATAATCCTGCACCTAATAGTCCCTCACTGAGTGCTTGTAATTGTGCTTGCTCTCGCATAGCTTGTTCACGAGATCCTGCGGCAATATCAGCAAGAGTTTGTTGTTGCGCTTGACCTAGCCCAAACACGTCAGGTTGTACCATACCACTACCGGCTCCTACGCCTTCTCCCGCAAGTCGCAACCCTAACCGTCCTGATCCTAGCAATCCTTGACGCAATCTTGTTTCTTGTTTTGCAAACTCAGGAGCTAATAAAGCGGCTTGTTCTGAAAATACTTCTTGACTTCGTTGATTCGGATCAAATGTGGCGGCTCTTTGAAATAACTGCCCTGCTCCAGTTAACGATGTACCTAAAATATTTTGTAAAGGATCAGATAATGCAGTAACAAAGCCTACTGTAGGATCATACCCTGTAGTTCCTGTTGAGGTAGTAACCGTATAAGGTTTAAAAGACGCTTCTTTTGCTCGTCTATTTGCCTCTTCAATAGCGGCTCTTGACATACCCGTTCCACCGCCACCACCGAGCATTCCTCCAATGGCAGAACTAATTAAACTTGCTCCAATTTGTTCTATCATAATTTTTACCTTACTGTTTAATAATGTAATTCAGCACTAATGTAGGCTGAATAATGTTGTGTGCGGATGATGCGTCTGCGGCGGCTATGTTATTGGTTTCAGTAATGCCTGTTGATTGAGGATCTGTAGTCACTTCACCCCCGCCACTAGTGCTTGTAGTCATGTTTGGTTTATTAGTCCCACCCGACCCACTTGCATTAATATTAGTTGTATGAGCATGGCTAGGATCAGTAATAGTGTGTTTATGCTCAGGCAATCCTGATTCACCACTTGTTAACAAGTGAGTATTTTTACCACCGGCAGAGCCAAGGACTGCACCATCAAATGCAAACGTTAAGGCTGTATCATCTGCAATAGTAACATTAGCTGACAATACAATATCTGTTTGACTGTTAATCTTAATAACAGTAACTTCACTTGAAATTCCTGTGCCTGTAATTTTCATTCCAAGAACAATAGTACCGCTATTACTATCAACCAGAATGTTAGAAGTACTTGTAAATGATCCATTAGCACTTGCGGTAGCCGTGGTAGCTCCATTGTCTCCTGTTAAACGAGAAGCCGCAGAGCCTCCCATATCATCTTGACCGGCAATAGTACGCCCACGGAGATCAGGAACATTAAAGGTTGTTCCGCTTGAAGCATTACCGTCTCCTGCTCCATACGTAGTTCCAATAACCGCAAAAAGATTTGCATATGTGCTACGACTAACGGCTTGCCCATCACATAAAAACCATCCCGTAGGTGCTGACGTTCCTGCAAACGGTGCAAGCATTCCTGATGGAATTGTAACCAAAGCTCCTACCGCAGTCTGTACAAATGCCGTAGTTGCTAATTGTGTTGTATTAGTACTAGAGCCTGCCGTAGGAGCCGCAGGAGTTCCTGTAAAGGTTGGGGACTCAATCATTGCTTTTTCTGCAATAGAAACTTGAATTGCAGTAAACTCTGCGTCTATTTCTGTGCCTTTAATAATTTTATTAGCGTCTCCACTAGAAAGATTATCTTTACTTGCAAAGTTCGTTAATTTTGAATAATTAGCCATTACAAAATCCTGCCTTGTTTAACGTATGCATCTAATTTTTGAATTGATATTTCTGCACCATTAAGATTAGCTTCAAAACCAACCTGAAGAATGCTTCCTGTTCCTGATCCCGGAAGTCTTACAATATCTGAAATAGTTCCGCTTGTGTATTCCGCAGGAGTTGAATCATCTGAACTTGTTGCACCATTAGCACCGTATTCAGCAATCCCATATTCTGCGACTGCTAGGTCTTCTAATCTTGCAGGATATGACGTGTAATTATCAGTATAATCAAATCCTGCTTTAAAAATAAATCGTTGGTCAACCCCGCCAATAATGGTAGCAGAAATTCGTTTTAACATTTTAGTTGTAGTTGAGTTACCAAAATCAAAATAATTAGTAAAATATTGAAACGTATATTGGGCGGTATTATCATTGTATCCAAAATATTCTGCAAGGCCATCGGTTTGCATAAACAAAACAGAGTTAGCTAAAGATAACATATTATTTTGATTTTGGGTATCCCAAACAGTAACTCTAAGAGACCCGTCTTGCAAGGGAGCGCGGGTGTCAAAACAATATATCTGTTGAACATGGGGAAACAACAACAAATAAAATGCATTGTCTTCAGAATAAACTGATCTAATTTGTTCTACATTTGCAACGGCTGTTAAATTAACTACATCATCTCTTACGTTTTTAGATAAATCACGCATTGGCAGTGACTTTTCTTGAACAACCCTACCGAGACTTCTCAGGCCATCTTCAGACAAAAAGAAAATATCAATACCAGTGTTTTGAATACTGTCTCGTGCAACACAACCTACGCGACTAATAACTTCAACAAGCCTAAGATTAGCAGGATCGAAAGAAGAACTACCACCGGTATCATCAAATATTACAATGTTTCGTTTGCAAAAAACAATAAACTGTCCATTCTGAGCACCCATGCTAATAATTTCATCAGTGCCATTAATAAGAATTGCAGATAAATTAATTGAACCTGCGGAACCAGTGCTCCAATCTGCACCGTCAAGCAGATCAGAAAAATACACAGTCATTTTATCGTAGTAAGAATTATCGCTTGGGTCTTGAATATCTGCAGTCCACAAACGACCATAAGCAGAAAGTACAGTATTACCGGGAGGTGCTTGAGTAGTGCTATTAATACTAACACCGCTAAACGATGTCTCATCTTCTACATCTTTAATGGTTCCGTTAGCTGGGTTATACACCATTGGTTTGTAGCCACGTTGAAAGTAATAGGCCTTATCGTTAAGTGTAGCGCATTGCCAGTTACCTGCAGTAAAGGTATTGTCAGATGTAGGTGTAATTTCAGTAAGTGTTGTAGTGCCTTTGTAAAACTTAGTTGCAGACCACGATAGAATCGTCTCAGTGCCTTCAATATCAATAAAACGATGAGAACCTAACAAATTGACTGCCGAGCCGCCTGAGGTCGTTATATAACGCCAACCCTTACGCGCACCTAGGCGTCCATATTTGTCAATAATGCAGTTATTAGCAGTTAATGCAAATCCACTTTCAAGCGTAATACCAGACTCTTGGGTATTTAAGCCAAAGAATCCCGGTGCGGCAATACTAAGTGCTTGTAACGGTTTAGCCATTTATACAACCCATTCTAGTTCTTCGGTGTGCCGTTGGGCATCTTGAGCAATTGCATCGTTTAATACACGGGTAGCTGTAGCATAAGCTGATGAACTGCCAACACCGCCATCTTCACCCCGCTCTTCAACTGCTTTAGCATAAGCAAGTAACAAAACAGGCAACGATGGACAAATTAACTTATCTGTGTTAGCTGAAAGATCACCCGTGCGTTGAATAATGTTAAAGAAAATAGTGTAAATAGTATCAGGCTTAGGATACACATCAACTTTAGTGTCTCCGTCTGTAGTATCGCCTCCAGCAATAGAAGATACACCATTAAAATTATAATATCTAGGATTTCCACTTGTGGGTGTTTGATTTAAATAAAACTGATTAAAATCGTGTTGAGTGCGGTATTCCATAAAGTAATCACCATTTTGATTAACCACATCCATAACACTAAAGTTATTACCAGTACCCTCTAAGTTATAAGTAAAAATCCCAGATGATGTGCTTAACGTTAATGTTTGACGTAAAGCAGACCAGTTCCATGCATTTTCAACTTCAGTTTTAGCATCATTAATTAACACACTAATTAACGTTGAATACGTTGTTTCGTCTTTTGTTGATACTGTACGCTCTCGTAAACGCTTTAAAACATTGTTAATAAGTTCTAAATATGTCATAAGAATACCTTAGAATACATATGTACTATTATAGCACATTTTTGGTCAAATGTCAAGTTTACCATTTTTTACACGACCAGTAACGGGCTGTAAGTTTACTTGGGGGGTTTGTGTCGCACTTGTGACGTGCTCTAAAAGACTTTCTGCGTTTGGGTTGGTCTTTTTTAATAGTCATGTTAGGATCACCAAAACGTATAGTTTTAATTTTGTCGCCTTCTTTGGCAACCACTACAAACTTTTTAGCCCCGCCTGAAGTGCGTTTAGGTTTGTTATAGCCTGACACACCTGCTCTTGCTAGTCTTGGATCTTTTTTAGTAGCCATTAAAATGTTCTCGTAGGAGGTTTAGGTTTCTTTTTAGGAGGTTCAATTTTCACTCCCGGCTGTACCAAATAAAAACCATTACCAATAGGCTTAACACCTTTAATTTTTGGTTTTGGATTAGGGGCAAATTTTGGCTTCTTCATTTTCTACGTTTTCCCGATGCAGTAACTTTATGTTTAATTTTTGCAGGGCCAGTTTTTCTGCGAGTGCTTGAAGTTTTCTCTGCTTTCGTCATCTTGGCGGCAACAGCTTTGGGTCTGCAAGATGGATAAGGTCTTTTTGATCCCCCTTTCGCACTCTTTCGACCACACGGTTTTCCGGTCTTGAGGTCTATCCATTCTTCGTTGAACCACTTAGTTAGACCTCCTTTTGGTTTACTTGTACTTTCCGCCACGTTTTTTGTACTCCCTAGTTAACCAACCCGATGCGTATGCACTAGGCCAAACCTTATATTTCTTTTTAGCTTCAGCCTTGACCCTATTGTACAAAGCTTTATTTGTTGGAGTAGCCATTATCTTTTAGCCTTTTTCTTTGCAGTTGCAGAAAGATCTTTAAAATGATACAAGTATTTACTACTGCTAGTATGCTTTGCTCCAGACATTGGACGTCCTTTAGCATCTTTATGCATACCACCTTTGTGCTCTGTACCATCTCTAAAATAATGCTTTACACCTTTAGCCATTTATTTCACCTTAGTTGAGTATTTCTTACCATTCCAAGTAAATGTTTTTGCACCTTTCTTGCGGTGATATGCAAATGCTTCTTTAAAAGAAACTCCACCTTTTGACTTACCCATAGTGTAACGTTTTGCATCAGTTGTACGTGCTTTAGTTGCGGCTTTTACACGCTTAACATCTGCCATAGCGGTCTTTCTTGTTGCAGTTTCAGCGGCCCCGTCTCCACGTCCAGTTTGTTTAAACTTCTTACCAACAACTGCTGACTTAATATTACTTATTGTACGGGTTAAATTTTGTTTAGTAGGAGCTTTTCTGCTAAGAAATTCACGGGCTTTTTTAGCATTTTTTATGCGAGCTTCTTCTAAAGTTTGTTTTGGCTTACTGCTTTTAGCTCTGTAACGTTGTCTCATTACTTTTTCCTTACTTCTTTTTCTTAGCTTGTTGTCTAAGATATTTTAAACTCGGTTTTCCTGTAGGAGTTAATTTTTTAATTTTTGGAGTCTTTTTAGTAGTAGACTTTTTTTTCATTCCGTATCCCATTCCATATCCCGGCATTATTTTTTCCCCATCATATCCATAAGTCCTTTACCGGCTTTAACACCAAAGGACGCTAGTACAATTACCATGAGTATCTCATGATACCAAGTTGGCAAAGTTGCCAATGCTGTAAACCCCGCTTGAATATGTTCTACCATGTTTGGTATAAAGACTAAAATCAGCGGGATGCTGAATACTATTGTAAGCCACTCGTCCTTCCACGAACTCTTGGAGGCTTCGGCCATGATGCGCTCCCAATCCGCTGTGGACTGTGCCGCTGTTTTCAGTGCGGTGGCTTTGGCCTCTGCGGTGGCTTTGGTTGATTCCGCCTTGGCACTGACCCATGTACCTGCCAAGTTCGTGATAGCTGTGACTAGGCCAAGCATGTATCATACTCCTGTTTTTTTATCTTCTGGGATTGGAACACAGACCATTCCTCTACGATCTTCTGAATCTTGCATGATTACCATAGCTTCCTTAAAACAGTCTTGAGGGTTGTCAAATTCTTTTTGCTCTATAATTTGTATTATGCCCGGTTGCAAAGCAATTGTAATAAGTCCATATATTGTCCACATAAGATTACCTCTGTTGAGCAATCCAATAAAAGATGTAACCAATCAAACCGACTGCTGAGAGAATACAAGCACCAAGAGCAACGCTAAGGCAAACATTAACAATCTGTTCTTTACGTTTAGCTTTCTTGAGTTTCTCTTCTTTTTCTGCGGCCTCACGGCTTTGTCTCATCTCTTGTTGGTATGCTAACCAATCCTGCCAGAGACCTCCTCGTCCCTGCCAGATCATCATTTGTTTTAAACTAGCTTCATAATCCTTTAGCTGTTCAGCGGCCATGAAGGCCTGTAAATCTGACTTATAGCCATGTTCGTGCGCCTTCTGTTGTATCTGTGCTTTAAGTCCGAAATAGTCTGCAAGAGCTTCTCCTGCTTCGTAGATTTCTTTCCCATTCGCAATGGTCTCCTTGATGACACCAAAGGCGGCATTAGCGGCGGCTAATTCAGCTATCATCTGGGCGTTCCTTGTTTTTGCCCAGAGCTTGTTGTACTGTTTTAGTTTCGTAAATTCGAATTACTGTCCAAATTATTGTAAACCCAGCGGCTAACGGCGGCAACCAAGCATTTAAAGTACTGACCACTGTTACTATTGAAATCCCATCTACAAAAGTTTTAGTTGCATCGGTTGTCATTATCCCCATACCTTTGTTGACCCGACATAAACCTCTGTAACTTGGGTACTGCCGACATAAATTGCTGAAAATGCATTTGATCCTAAATATATGTCAGTCAACGATGACCCGCCACCTCCACCGCCGCCACCGCCACCGCCAGATGCAGGAGGTGTATAGCTTCCTGTAAAACCAAATGGATATAAAGTTGGAGTTGTAAAACCAATGTTAAATCCAAAAGGCGTAATGTTCATTTTAACTGGCCGTTATAGTGACTGACTTTATAATTACACGGCTGTTTGCCGCGAGACTAGTGTTGTCAGCCAAATACATTCCGACTGCGACATACATTGCATTCGGATTAATGACACCCGTCGCTACAGGCTCGATGACTCCTGAACCCACTGTCCTAGCCAGTGACGCTGTAATTGGGCTGGACTGTGTCGGATATTCAGCGTATGAACCTCCTCTAGGCCAACCTTGTGTTGTATATGCGATAGTCCCGGTAGCACTGATAGTGAGCGGAAATTTTATTTGGATTATTGTTTCTGTCGATCCTGACAATGCATACCAGTTACTTAAATACCACTCAACAGTTGTGGTCATCGTCGAGGCGCTAGACAAGTCAGGGACCGTGACCGGTATGTAAAAAAGACTATGTGATTTTATTTTACTCGAATCACGATTAGGAATAATAACCAACTCGTTATCTGAATTCGTGTACGCAAAACTCCCTCTCGCTGATCCAGCATCGACATCATGAGACGTACCATAGACCACCGGACCGCCGCTGTTTTCAGTCAGGTTGCACTCCTTAAACACCAATTGAGTATGATAATTTGCGTTTGAAAAATAATGACTATGCGCGAGAAGTGCCTCGTTGAACAAGCCTGCGTCAGCGTTTACAAAATTTATACGCCCTGCGGTATATGTCTGAGTGCCCGTATCTGCCTGCGGAATTTGCAGTTGCACAAGCTCATAAAAATTAGTTGCTGACGCATCAATGACGTTCCTAGGGCAGTTGGTTGCCGGGATTGATTGGGATCGAGCAACAGGGCCGGGAACAGACAATTCATTCGCATATGGCCACTCTGCAAAATCTGGATTGGTGGCGGCATTAGTCAATCCTGTCCCTGCGTGGAAGTTCAGAGGATCGGCAGAGGTGCCTCCCGCAATCATTGCCGCCTGATCAGAACAGTACGTACTGTTGTTTTTTAATCTAAGCGTAACGTGCGGATTGCTAGCCGCAATAGTAAACATAGCATTTGAGTTAGCATAGGGTAGCGCAATGATATCGCCAAAATGATAACCACTGACTCCACTCGCACTTGCCGCATCAGCGATATAGGCAGAATTATTTGGTGTTTGACCATAGTCAAAATAAAAGGTTATTGAACTGCCTCCCCCAAACAGGACACGTTCGTAATGTATTTGCTGAGTCGTAATTCCACCATGTTGGGTATATGAACTAATTGCATAACCCATATACCGATTTTGGTTATAAATTTCATAAAAACAAGTTGTTCCAAATCTAATATCAGTATATTTAGCAATGCTCGAGTTGTTATTAAGATTAAGTTGGTTGTAAAGTCTTGTACACATCAGATTCGGCAAATAGATGGTGCTTGTAAACACGTTTGAACCAGAGACCGAACTGTCGTTAGTGGGTTTTTCTGCTTCACGAAAATAATATAGGCATCCAGTAAGTGGATAATTGTAGTACTGAAAACTCGTATTAAAACCAACCAAATATGAATTTCGCATATCCATCGGCCCGGGCTGGAAATACGATGCACGGTATGCACTGCTGTTGTGATGAGCCGGGTTAAAAATTAAGCTGTAGTATCCTGAACTCTGCGCGGTCTCGGATGACCATCCGTCCGTGACAGTAATACCTCCTGCTACTTTCCGTCCGGCAACAGACGCACCGCCGCTTGTGACCGAGGAGGTATAAAGGCCCAAAAAATATCGGGCGCTACTGCTCGTAGTCCGCTCTGGAGTTTTGACACACCACTTCAATTGAACTTCAGGATTTGTTGATGCTGTAGTTTGCCCAGAGGATGCGTTCCCTACTTTTTTATATTGATTTGATGCCGCCGCTAAATATGCTATAGCGGCCCCGTTAGGATCTCTACGGGTAGACGCTAATCCAGTTGTCGAATACTTTCCGGCAACAAACATAAAACGATTATCCCAACCACAGTCGAAATCACTGGTATTAGAAACCATAAATAAGTTAACAGTTCTAGCAGTGCCACCTGCATGAGTGAACGCATCAGTGGGCATCGTAACGCCATTACCATTAAACAAATAACGGTAGTTATCAGTTTGACCAATTACGGTATTCAGAGAAGAAGCAGTCCCTCGTACATTCCAAGTAGAACTACTCCACCAAAACGAATCTTGTTCTCCCTTGATGCGAATTTCGTCACCAATCTCCAAACCCAGAGGATTAGAAGTTGACGTATTAAATACTTCATCCAACCCAAACGGATTACTATATGTTCCTGTTTTTGCTGTGCCAGTAGTACCATGACAAACATCATCCGTACCATTAAAACCACCGCCTAAACATGGATCAAACCAGTAAACTGCCACTACAGATGTTCCTCAAAAGTTTGAAGCCAAGCCATTACCATTGCAGAAGAAATAGACTCATCATTACTTATCTCTTCATAAGTTTCTCCGTTAGGAGGATTTACGTCGATGACTCCGTGTAGTTTTGTGATTCCTCGAGACGTACTAACTACTGAATTGTGTTGAATTGACGCCACGTAGCTTGGATTACCCGATTCAAAAATATCTTCAATCATTGTATTTATCATGAGTTTTCCTAGGTAACGAAATAAATAGTATTCGAGTCTGGACTACCGGGCAAAGAACTTACTACTTCAATACGTCTTTGAGCATTTGAAGTAACTAATGTGCCTGTCGTATTAGGTAATGTAGAAGTAATGTTTCCGCTAAAATCCGAGTGAGCAGGTGATTGTAACCGTGCGTAGTGCGCGTTGCTTGACTCACAGTACAAGTCTATGTATGACTGTGTTCCACCATTCTTTATTGAGATAGCACCGCTTGAAATAGCAACGCCATCACTACCATCAATTTGAATCCCTGAAGAAGTCGTTTCAAGCTTTTTAGAATTATTGTAGTATAAGTCAACAGATGAATTTGGATTAAATTCTGCCATTGTTTCAGAGCTAGTTTCAACTGTAACGCTCTGTGAACCCTGATTTCCTGATTGTAGTCGTAAATCTCCTCCAGAAATAATGGATGCAATATTCAAAGAACCATTATAATTGAATGTAAAGTCATCACTAGCTCCAAAAGACAATTGATTTGCGGTTGGAGCATTACTAAAATCACCAAGTTTTATATTTTTACCGTTGGCATCTAAATCACCGCCTAGTTGTGGTGTGGTGTCTTCAGATACATTCTGTAATGCAGAGTTTGCTGTTGTGCCTTGTGCGGCTGTAGCATAGTCTGAAGAGTCAAACGCCTTTACTTGTGCAAGGTTAGTGACTTCTGAATCCATCAATGCGCCAGCGGCAGTTACATTTGTGGCATCTGTTACATCAGCGGAGGCCTCTATACCATCTAGTTTCGTGTGATCTGCATCCGTAAATACATTTGAATCTGATGCTGACTCTACAAGAGTTCTAATCTCTGCGGCAGTTTGGTCTGCGGTTGCAGAAGCCTCAATGCCGTCAAGTTTTGTGCCGTCAGTAGCTACGTCTCTACCGTCTACTGTTCCAGTAATGACAATATTGCCAATAGTTGTAACATTACCTAGTGAGGCGACTCCTGACGTATTTAAAATACCTGTTACTGTAGCTCCACCACTTGTTGTTTCGAGTTTTTTAACGTCATTATGATAAAGCGCAACTCCGGCATCTGGAGTAGCAATAAGCATATCTTCTAAGCCATTAGCATTTGTGACTTTGAAAGTATCTGCTTTAACGGTAAGATCACCAGAACCTGATTCAGCAATGGTTGACGCTGTTGAGTCTGCTGAAATAACTAAACTACCTTGACCGCCTCCAGTTCCAAATCTAGCTTGGTCATTATTACCAAAAACAATGTTATTACCGTTAGTATCTAAGTTTCCACCAAGTTGAGGAGTAGTGTCTTCGGATACATTTTGTAGTGCAGAAGCTTGTACCTGAGAGTCAACATAAGTCTTTGTGGCGACATCTTGGGCAGAAGTAGGGTCACCTATGTTTGTTATTTTATTTGTCTGACCATCAAGCTCTCCTCCAAGTTGAGGAGTAGTGTCGTTTACAATATTAGCATTAATGCTTGCCGCAGAGTTAGCGGCTTGAGTAGCTGAAGATGCGGCGGCAGTAGCAGAGGCGGCGGCTTCTGCGGCTTTCTGTGTAACGGTGTTAACAGTTGTGTCTGTGCTTGAATCGCCAGAGCCACCTGTGCCACGAAAGATAGCCATTCACATCTCCAGTTTATCGAATAAGGTAGGGAGCCACAAGGACTCCCTAGGGTTACTTAGGAATTAAATACCAAAGTAAGGGCTGACTCAGGACGTAAAACCTTTACGCCATACAGAGTGTCTGCAGTGAACAAGTCACCAAGATACTCTTGTTTGTATTGAGTCTGGGTACGGACACCCATTTGCTCTGCAAATACCATAGCGTCTCGATGACCTAGGATACCTGCTTTCAACTCGCCGCCTGCAGAGTTAGCCTGTGCAGTTTCGACAACTGGGCAGTTAGTTGAGACAAAGATGTCGATACCGTACAATGAGCCAATGTTACCATTGACTGTTGGCTGACCAGAAACAAAATCTGCAGAATTGTAACGAGTAATTCCACGGATAGTCTGTACAACTGATGGAGGAACTACGAGGAAACGTTGATCCATAGGAACATCGTTATCGTCAAGCTCCTTGATTGCCTCACGGAAACCATCATCGGTAAAAACATCAGCCGCCGCAACAGTATCAACAGCGTATGCTGTCAAGTTTGTTGATGTGTCCATGTAAAACGAGTTACTATGAACATAATCTGCACCATCAGAGTCACCGAAGGACTTTGTCAGGGTAAACAAATCAGTATCGGCTTGTTTTGCAAGAGCATACCCAGCATCTGATGTGTAGAACTGACGTAGTGAGGTCAGTGCCTGTACATCTGTAATATCTTCGATTAAACGAGAATATTCAAAATGCTTGTCAATTGCAACTTGAACTTCTGACTCAGTAGCCGCGATTAGGGTTACTTGAGTTGAAGCCGCCTTAGCAGATGCATCACCACGAGTAGGCTTAGGGATGTGAACTACATCTCCTTTTTTGCCTGTCATGGGCATACGGTTTACAAGATTGGCAAGAACGAGAGATTTCTCGTATGCCGCTATAATTTCGTCAGACCAAATCTCGGGGATAAAAGTAGCCGCCGTAGTATTGGTGACGTGATTAGTACCAAGTGCCATAATTTAGCTCCTTAACGCTATTTGACACGACCCTCAGCATATGCAGTCATAATTTCATTACTTAATGATTGGTAACGCTTTGGATCAGTTTGCATAAGTTTAATAATATCAGCACGACGATAGATTTTTCGACTTAATGCTTCCCCTGAACCTTTTGCATTGCCAGTAGAAGCAGACTTTAATTGGCGTTTGCGATCAGTTTCTTGCATTTCTGCTGTTTCTTTAACAAGATTCTGACGTTCTTTCCACGTTGTTAAAAGTTCATCAGCCGCATCATAATCAAATTGATCATTTGCTCTGTTAAATAACTCTATACGAACACTTGATTTTGATACCCATTCTTTAAAATCATCTGCCGTAACAATGTCATTAAAGTCAGGATGGGCTGTTTGAAGCCTATTAATAATTTCATGTTGCCGCATATTGCGGGAAATTTCTTCAACAGCTTTTATTTTAGGATGGTTAGCAAATTTGTGTTCAATATATTTATCAGGATCTTCAAAAATGTCGAGTTTTTCTTCGTCTTGTTGTGGGCTATTGGCCTTGTCAAGCTGAGTCTTAACGAAATCATCTACAATTTTTCGGAGTTCTCCAACTTCAGAAGATTGTTTTCCTAAAAGTTTTTCTGCCTCTTGATGCATCTGGACAATATCTTTAATGTCCTTACCCTGATATTTTTCAGGAATATCATCTTCTTCTTCGGCTTGTTGTACTTCTTCTGGCTCTGCTGGTTGTTCCTCTTCAGGAGCCTGCTCTTCTTCTAAAGGTGTAAAGTCTTCCCCATCTTGTAGTTCTTCGGGACTAACATCTAGTAATCGTGCCATATTTTAACTCCGTGCTAGAATAGCATTATGGAAATAATTATACTTTAGCGGCTCTTTCGTGATCCTTAGCCCACGCATCGTCGGCACCGGGCCATCCAGTACCTTTGAAATGTGAAGACACACTCGAGATTATCCGCTGTGCGGTGTGACCACATTCAAGACAAGTTGTAAATTCGTCTTCAGAATCTACCCATTGTTCTTCAATGTAACCACAAGTTATACATTTGAAATCATATCGTCTAAGCATCCTCAGACTCCATGTCAATTGCATTTCTTATTGCTGTTTCAAATCGCGTAACATTCGTTAAAATGTTAAGCTGACCTTTAACAAAAAATAAATCTTGTTCGTTTTTAATTTCTTCAATATTGTATGAGTCTACTAACTGTTGAGACTCTTCAACAAATTGTTTCCACCCATCGTGTAAAAACAAATCTAAATAATTTTCATAATATTTATCGTCTTCAGGACTCAATAGAGTTTCTCCCGTTATTACTTTTTAATATTATATCATACTTTTATCAATTTGTCAAGTATTTTATTGACTCATTTGTTTTTCAACAATTTCTTCTTTACTAGCAATTTCACGTTCTTTAAGAATTAACTTAGCTAGTTCAATCCGTTGTTTAAAATCAGTATCTTCTGGAGTTCCTATCTTTCCTAATGTCTCAACAGGAAGTAGCTCTGTTTCAACAGAGTTTTGTTGTACCCTAGAAATTACCTCTGCGGTCTGTGCTTGAATATTTTCTACGGTTGCTTGTTTCTGCGCCATTTCCATTTGCATCGCTTGCTGTTGTACTTCTTGTGCTTGTGGATTTGGTTGATTAGCTTGACGCAATCCCTCAATAATTTGCTCTCGATTACTAAGATTCATATTGTCAACAATAGATTCAATTAGCATCGGATACATAGGAGATTCAGGAGACATTGTTTGTAACAACTGGACAAGTTGTGTAACTTCATATTCTCTAGCAATAATACCTAAAGAAGAAGATGGAACAAATTTAAAATCTTGAACTGGATACGTATCAGGACTAAATTGCATATAACGATGAGCAACTTTAGATACAAACGGCAACAAGAAAGCTTCTTGGAAATTAATTAATGTACGCTTGTGACGTTTGATAATGGCTCCTAATGACATGGAAATACCCGCGGCTGTGGCATCTCCATTAATACTGCCGGGAATACCTGCGGCATCAATTGCCCCCGTTGCCATTTGCACCATTTGTTGTAAAGCGGCAGATTGATTAAATGTGTTAGAGTCAAGAGTTCCAAATCTGAACGGCTGTAAGACTTCTGATGGATTGCCATTCGTAAGGATGGCCTTGCCGGGTCTAACTTCCAACTTGCTTCCACGAGGAAGACGTGAAGCATCAACAGCAAGCATAGGATGTACAGTAAGCGCAAGCCCGTCAATTCTTGCGCGTAGTTCTGTATCAAGGGCTTTTTGTGCATTATAACCTTTTTCGCAAATACCGCGTCCCCAAAAACGAGACGGGACAACATCCCATGGAAATGCGATAACCGGACGATCTTGCATCATATAAGGATTTGTTGTCGCTTTTAATAAAATACCATTGTTTGCAATAACAACAATTGCTTCAGTATACTCACTGTCTTCATCTCCGTCTTCTAATAAATCACTTGGAACTAATCCATAGTATTTTGTTAGACGAATTTTATCATCCGCATACATAGTTAAATCTTGATCCGGCTCAAGATCTACATCGGATGCCGCTTGAGTAATTTCAACATTATTGTAAACACCCTGCTCTTGCAGTTTAATTACCTGATGCATTGGAACAAACTCATCAATTGCAACGCCTAATGCTTCATCAATAGAAGTAGCAACAGGGTCAATTAAAAAGTTTTGTGGCATTACTGGACGTAATTTAAATATAGTTTTAGTTTTTTCTTCAACACCAACCGCTTGCATTGCTCCGTCCATTACTGGGCGTGTTGCAGGAGTAAACTCGGTTGTTTCCTCTGCAATAATTTCTCCAATGCCTGTGCCAAAAACAGCGGAGTTTAACAAACATTCAGCAATACTTTTGCGAGCCGAAACAAATGTTAAATCTTCATACAGTTGATTACGTATAAATTGAACATCAACTTTTTGGGAATCTTGAAAGTCGTCTTTAATATCAAACCATTTTCCACGACCAAATGTTGCTTCTTCAACTTCAGCTACGGCTGACTCTACTGCTTGTTGAAGCGCAGGGCTAATTATACGAGATCGTTCAGACATTCTTAACGAATCTTCAGAAGACCAAATGCCTCGCCATAGTCGATAATATTCATCAAACTTGTCTTGATAGTTTGACTCAAAATGATCGCGCCATTGGTTGCATTTATGTACAACCCATCCTTCCAGTGTATTTGATAGATCATCAAAGTTTTCGTATTGCATTTTAATATCCTGCTACTGGGTCTAATATTTCAAATTCATCTTCTTCGTAGTCATAATAGTATGCTACTTTAGCAAGTTGATCTATATAAGCAAGTGCATCAACTAAATCATCATGCACTAAATGATTTGGAAATTGAAACAATTCATCTAAAAATTGTGAGTTCCATTCTCCTTCGTTTAAAGTTATTTGACCATGTTCAAAACGTCCCTGTAAGCCCCAAACAATCCGGTCTGTTTTTTTCTTATTTCCATGCGTAAGTTCTTCAACCCGAAAAAATCTTTGGCTAGCTTTCATAATATCTGTGAGATAAGGAAGCACTGCATTTTTTAATGCGCCTTTTTCAATACCAACAGATACGGGTTTATAGAATGCAACAGCATCAAATATTTTTTTTGCTGTTTTTTTAATATCCCAACGTCCGTGAATAATCTCAGCTACCCACCAACCTTCTTCACTGACCTTAACCACAGCAATGGCTGTTTCATCAAGTTTTTTATTTTTACTTTTGGTTGCTGATTCCACATTTGCAAAACCCGCAAGATCCACCGCAATGTAGTAATCACCAGAATCAGGCTCATCTTTAGAAAACTGTACCCAATCTTCTTTGAAGATTTCAGAACCCATTGCTTCAAACGATGCCATAAACTCTTGTCTGAAGGCGTAGGAAGACATACTTCGTTTAGCAGTGTCAATTTCTTTCGGGTCAAGTAAAGGATTGTCGTAAGACGTAAAATGCCAAGATTTAAATCCTTCATCCTCTCCCAGATTGGCATAGGTATAGAGTTCATAAAAATGATTTCTTCCCATTGGCGTCCCAATAAATAACGCCTGTCCTTTTTGGTCGGCAAGTGCAGGTCTTAAAATTTGTTCCCATACTGACGGCTTCATATCAGCATACTCGTCCATAACAAGAAACTTGAGTGATACGCCACGCATAGTTTCTGGACGATCAGCCCCTTTTAAAGATATGATGCAACCATTAATCAGGGTAATTTGTAAATTATTAATATGAGAGCTTTTAATTACTGGATGCGCTAACTCTAACAGAGTAGACCACATAATGTCTCGGGCTTGTCCCTGCGTAGGCGCAACATAAAACACATGCCCACGATCAGTTTGTAATCCATTAATAATTAGTAGCCATGCCGCTAATCTAGACTTACCTGTACGTCGCCCTGCCGCTACAATTTTGAATCGAGTCTTGTCTCCAAATACCTCCTGTTGCCACGGAAGTAATTCAACATTAAGCTCCACGCATCATCTCTACAAGTTCTTCAGAGCGTCTACCAACCTGACGATACCATTTTGAATTTACCATTTCGTCAGCGGCTTTTTGATAGTCACCTTCGTTAATAGCCTTCAACATATTTTTAAATTTACTAAGACGATTTCGGCCTAGATTAAATGCCATGTTGACAAGAACTCTTTGCGCTGTTGGTGTCTGCCCCGCAAAGTTTAATACAAGGTTACAAGCATCAGAGTATGCAACGTTGCAGTCTTTATGAAACACATCTAATATACGTTCATCTGTTACCGGAGTTCCTACAGGCCAAGAATATTCCATATCATCTTCTGTAACCATATGACCAATACCAAATGTTGGATAGTTTTCAGAACACAAATAAATTTCTGCTACATACCCTTCATGACGAATCAAGTCTTCTTTTACAATTTCAATTAATTCATCTTTCGTCATCAATTATCTCGCCTTCGATAATGTTTGGTTCTGGTGTGATTGTTGTATCGCTGCCTACACCCGTAATAGTAATTGAAACAGCAGAACGTCCTGCATTGTTTTTATCTTTTTCAAAATAACTAACAGGCAACATTCTATCCATCAACAATTTCCACGCCGCCGCTTGATTTTTATGCTCATCGTTTAATGCCGCACTCATAATACTATCTAATACCTTTTGAGATCGTGGACTAGCTAACAAACGAGCTTTAAACTCATTGATTGCCGCCGCATCTCCGGGAGGTCTGCCACGTTTTACTCTATTGCCACCTTTTTTTGACTCAACAAGACTTTTAGGGGGTCTTCCACGCTTTTTTGGTTGAGTATTCTCAGTCATTTTGCTGTACTCTTTAGTTATCTTAAGAGTTATTATCTATATGATTATAATTTATAGTATATAATTTTCTCTTGCATTGCTATTTAGTATATAGTATAGCATACTTTTAAGGATTTGTCAAGATATATTTTAATTAACAGTGCATATTCCTTTCTTCAGCGGGTCTCAACATAATGTTGTGTTCCTCCGCAGAGCAATTTTTATTATATAGATCAAAGTACTTATAACAAAATAGACTAATAGTATTTATCTATTAAATAAACTCTATTTATTATTATTTTTTATAGTTTTAAATTGACTTTTTTTGTGTCTGAGCAGGTACTATACAAAATTGAGTACACGTGCGCCCTCCCCCGCCCTCTTTATACCGGCGCGATCCTGTACAGAACTCGCGAGAGTGTGTATCGAGAAAGCACCCACATAGATCTTTTTTGTACCCTACAAAAGACAGCTACATTCGTTCAGCAATTGAACGGGAACTTTTTCCGATCTAGGCAGTCTTAATAATATGTCGAATCGAATCGGCATCGTTGCGGGATCGAATGCCCGTTGTTATTTAAC